ATTGGAATGTACCTAGTATTGTAGCTATTCTTACTTTCTCTTTTAGTGATTCAAAATTATCTGTAGCTCTACACACAACCTCAGTAAGATTACAGAACTGATATGGTCTCAAGATTATCTCACTACAAGGATTGCATCCAAAGTAATGGTCAGCATCTCGTCTACCATTTTCTAATGCCTTGACTTTTGCAGCTTGTCTGTTAAAGATACCACGTTCACCTGACTTAGACTCATATAACGCAGTCCATTCTCTCATAAATGTACCCATCTCAGGCTTACCCTTAAATGCTACAGAGTTATTTGCTAAGGCTCGTTGTCCTTCATTCTCCCACCATTGACCTGACTTAGCATGTCGCATTTGGTCATCACCTAAGTTAGACAAAGAGATGAGGGCAGAACGTCTGACACCACCTACAACTACAACTTCACCAATCTTACACATGATGTCGTGGCACTCAATAGGAAATAGTCTTCTACCTTTAGCACTCTCAAACTTTTGTATGCAGAACTGAAACAACTCAACTAAAGGAGCAGGTCCTGATGCTCTACCACCAAAGGTTTTTAGTCTTGCACCTGCTGGTCTAACCTCTGACATATCCCACTGAGGAACTTGTCCTGCATATAGCATAGCTATCAATTCACGTAGAGCTTTAGACCAACCGGGTCTACTATCACCTACTTTAATTACAGTAGAAGACTTCTCCATATGCTCATTGACTATAGGTAGCTTGTCTACAACCTCTCTCTCAACAGAGAAACCAACACCTGTACCACACATTAGTACGTACATACATTCATCAAATGCCCTTGGGCTATCGACAGGTATGTAGCTACAATTGTAACCACCCACATGGCATCTATCTAAGGCAGGTCCTGCTGTCATTAAGGCTCTCATGCTAGGCATAACACCTAGCGACATTATCTGCTCTGTGAGCTTATCTTTCAGAGCTTTAGTAATAGTATACTTATGGTTATCTTTTAGATGAGATGCCATGTAGTCAAAGTATCTGTCTACTGTCTCACCCCAATTCTCTCTTCGTTCTTCATCTTCCTTCCACCTTGCATAGCGAGAGAGTGCTATAAAGTTTTGGTAGTCGGTAGGTAAATAGTTCTGCATCATTTATATATCCTCGCTAACTAGTTTCATATTTTTTATCTTAACACCTTCAATCTCGTGGAAGGCTTCTCTTATGTACTCATCAATCTCTTCCGATACCATTCCATCAGAAGGTACTGTATACTCTTCAGGGTCTACTTCTAATGTTAGCATGACCTTAACTCTTATCATCATACACCTCAATGAGTTTATTCAAGTACCACTGTGCTTTCTTTAAGTCCTCAACACCATTCTTGTATTGGTATCTCCATAAATATTTCACTATGTTTCCTTGCAAATAAGATTCAAAGCCTGTATTAAGCATAGCTCCTATAGCATCTATCGTTTCTATACCTGCTTGATTGTAGTGTGCAGGGTGATTCACCATTTCCTCAGTATCATCAATCATTGCGTTCTCCTCTTCTGCTCTCATTTCCATGTACTTCATATGTCTCATGTCTTTTATAAACTCATTCTGTGATATTGTCAATGCGTAGTATCCTCTTTTCCAAAAGAAATATGTATAACATTATCATCTGATTCAAACTTAACAGTCCTATCAGGGATATCAAAGACATCTTCGATGGGTAGATGCTTATTAGCTTCTTCCTCAACAGCATCTCTGAATATTTTATTGTGTTCCATGAGAGGAACAGTGGCACATATCTGTCTAGTAAAGTTTAACATAGACTCAAAGTCTGTGTCGTTTAGTGGATTGTCCTTACCTATCATTATACTAAGAGTAACATCTCCTGTCCAACCCTCCCTATCTATATGAGGTTTAACCTGTATAACAAAGTCTTCATCTTGTAAATGCTTTTTGTCTATTGCCATGTAGCTCTCCTTACTTTTGTACCAGTAAATTTAATTATACTAGGATGGTTATTCTTACCCTTTTCTTTTAGCCAATCTTCAGGTATGATTCTATCATAATACTTGAAGCCGTGTTTGTTGCACCAAGCAGCATACGTTGTCTTAGACACTTTAGATATCTTAGTCCTACTATTAGTAAAGACAAACCTAATGTCTAATGCAGGGTGTTGCTTCTGTATACATAGATGTTTCTTTCTATCTTCAGTTACGAACCTTCCCTTTGTTTCTACAATGATACCATTATTTAGTAAGAAGTCAGGAGTGTAAGTTCGATATGTTAAGTCTTCCCACTCTATCTTCATGCTCTCATAAGAGTACTTGTGCTTTAACTCAGTAAGGTAGAGTGAGATAGAATGTTCTAACCCACTCCTGTACCCATACTTGAGTGCTTCCCTCGTTACCTTGTGTAGTTTCATGCTACTGCACTATCTTTTAGTGAGATGTACTGTACCATCTTAGGTTGCTTGGCTTGAGATGCTTGAGCAGGTAACTCTATTAGAGTATCCCAACAAGTATATCTAAAGTCACAGAAAGTACAGTTCTTATTAAGAACAGTATTACCTGTAGGAACACTTCTAAATGTTTCCACTTCAGGCTTAAAACATCTTACTAACTCTTTCTGATTAGCTTGCTTGATAGTATTCTCGATGTCATTCAAAACCTTAGTTGTGTCTGCATTTTGTGCTGATACATACTTGAACTGTCCAGTAGACTTGTTCACTACCCACCAACCACCTATGTTTTTACCACTTGCTTTTGCATAAGCAACGAGTTGTCCTACATAGCCAAAGCTATCACCATCTGATAACGTTTCAAACGATTCAAACTTATTCTTATAAGACCAATCTGATGCAGACTTTATATCGTCTACACAATCATCTAGTATTAAGTCATAAGTACCCTTGACTTTAGTGCCATCTGATAACTCTAATGCTACTTCTTCACTCTCTTGATAGTCAATCTTAGCTTCCTTCAGTAACCCTTTGAACACTGCTTCAACTATATCTCCTATCATCATAGTCATTAGAAAACTATTACCTTTAGGTAAAGCTTTTTCAGGATGGTTCTTGTCAAACCAAAGCTGACAGGAAGGCTTACCTATGTTAGACATACGTAATCTAAACTCCCTCCTGTCATTTTTAGTTCCGAACTGACGAACCATAGCATCCTTTATATCAGATGCTACACCCTCAATAGTCTCCATTGACATCTGCTTCTTGGAAGCAAGGACATCTTCTAGCAACTTATGTATCGCCAATTCAGCACGATGGTTCATTAGCTTGCATCCACTTCGATAAAGTCATTGACTATATCTTTCATGTCAGCACTAGCATTGCCACCCATATTTGCATCCCACTCCTTTACAATGTACTGATTGTAATTTTGTATCCAAGACATGAAGTCTCCGAATGTAGCTTGGTCTGCTTCTGACAGGTCAACTTTATTTGCTATGTCTAATGTACTAGTTGGTAGATAGAACACATTACCATTAGGTAACTTACGTTCCTCTGTAGCTAGGTCAATAGTATGCTGAATAGGAAGTCTCTTTAACTGAGCCAACTTAGTAAAGGGTAAACCTAGAGTCTTAAACGCATCTCTATTATCTATCTCCCATATGAATGGTGTAGACTCAAAAGAGATACTCTCTCCCTTTGCATTAGTAGGCTCAAGTAAATCAACCAAACCAAAGACAACACGCACTCTCTTAATCTGTTTGATTAAGTCTTGTGTCTTCTCAGGTAGTGCCTTGAAGTCTTGTATGTACCCTGCTGGTTTACCACAGTTGAACCCACCTTGATTATCTTTCAAGTCTACATTCAATGTGTCTGCCATTACAGTCTTATGATAGATGCCCATAGGTTCACCCATCTTAGCGTTCATATTCTTAACGAACCTCTTGTACATATACCTCTGCATAAATGGTCGTATCCTAGCAGTCTTACTGTAGAATGTTTCACCATCAGGTATCTCAAGTTTATACGTACCACCTTCAACAACCTCTACGTTTACTGACTTGCCATTCATCTTGGTTTCACCCATGATTGGTGAGTGGCTTATCCTAAAACGTGGTAGTTGCTGAGACTTCTGTGAGTCAGAAGACCTAGTACCTTCACCTGCTATCCCCATTGCCTTTGCCATTGCTTCATAGTTGCTTGTATCAACTGTAGTTATATTATTCTCTGTCATATTGTATTGCTCCTTCCTGTGAGTCAAATGTTTTTTAGTTATATCAGTTTACGTCTATAGTGTCAAGCCAATTATCACCTATTTTTGCTTCTAATAATAAGGGTACATTGAACTGTATATTAAACTGATTCTCAATGATATCTTTAAGGCTACCATTGAGTTGTGTGATGAGATATAGCACCTGCTTTACCTCTTCAGGGTGGATGTCAATGACCACAGAATCGTGTACTGAATTAACAATACAAGACTTGTAGGTACTCAACAAGTTCTCCATGTGGATTAACACAATGGGAACAATGTCAGCAGTAGCGAAACTTTGTACAGGATAATTCTTTATCTGTGTGAAGTAACTCACTGTGCCATTCCTTCGTCTTTGTACATCCGGGAAAGAAAACTCTCTGCCTGATGGTGTCGTTATCATACCTGTCTCTAAAGCTTCTTTAGCCAATCTGCCATGCCATGCTTTGATTCCTGTATACTTTTGCGTGAAGTGTTCATAGTACTCTGCTTCAGCTTTGCTTCTGCCAAAGCCTGTTGCTCCGTAGAGTGGTGCAAAAGTGTGTGCTTTCGCATCCTGCCTAGAAGTCGGTTGACCTGCATCAGTAATAACCTTAGACGTATATGAGTGAACATCGAAACCAGTAGAGACTTCATCCATTGCTACCTTATCTTGTGATAAATATGCCGCAGCTCGAAACTCTAGCTGTGCAAAGTCAGCTTCAAGTATCTTGCCACCCTTCCAACGTGATACGAATACCTTCTTGACAGGAAACGTACCACCTCTAGGCATATTCTGCATATTAGGGTCAGCACCACTAAACCTACCTGTTGAAGTCCTGTGTTGTAATAGTCTCACATGGAGCTTACCATCAGATTTAATGTGTGCTTTGATACCCTCTACAAAGGAACTTAGGTATGTATCAAGGGCAGACAAACGAGACACATCAGTCAAGAAATTGACAGCATCTGTCATATTGGCACGCTTTGCCATGCTCTTAAGTATATCTAAGTTCGCTTTACTTACACCAAAACCATT